TTTCTGATTTTTCAATTCCCTTATTTTTGAATCAATATCATTTTTCTTTGTCTGAAATTCTTCTTTGTTCATTTTTATCTTCTTTTGATGATTTTACAATTATAGAGTTGTCCGATCTAGGGCAAACCAACACAGTTCCTCTATCTGTTGTTATTCTTACATTATGAGCATCTATCACTTTAATAATAAAATCGCCAACCACGTAGGTTGATATGTTATTCAGTTCTTGTTGTATCATAACTCACACGTTTTAAAATCTTCATCACACTCTAAACACTCCCATTCATATTCAGGGTTTCTACTTGGCACCAGCCTACTGCCGCATTGGGGACAGGCCGGGAGCAGGCCTTTGATGAATCCAACCTCAATGCCAATTCGCTCTCCGTCATGTATAGCATCAGCCATTTGCAGATCCGTTTCTACCATTGTTTCACTGTCATCATTATGCAGTACATACAATGTGGCGAGGTTGGCTTTCCACATCTCCATTGCATAATTGTCTGGTACTACCAACCAAACAAATCCATCTTTAGTTACTTTCGTTTCCATTGTAGTATCTATATTTACTCAATCTTTTCATATCTCAATCTGTATTAAATCTAATTTAATAGCTTCAACTTTCTTAATACATCTACCATCAGGGGTAGTTACTGTGAATCCTCCATATCCTTTTGATACGGAAACTATTTCACCCACATCAATCTTTGAAACAAGAGATTGTATAGTTTCTAAAACCTTTGCCTGCTTTTTTTCAAAAAAAGAGGCTGGTTTTCTTTTCAGGAATATCATATTCATTTCTATATCATTTTGAATTATTTTTTTATAACTACCGCCATTGTACTAATAGAAGTGCCACTCTCTTTAAACTCGCCTGCGCTGATTTCAAACACTTCTCCATGTACTTCTTTCAGCCAGTTGCGGAAATCAATACATTTCTTTTCCGAAGCAAATTTCCAGTGTTGGCTGGTTATTGCCGCAAGGGTTCCACCCTCTTCCAATCGATCATACATAAGCCTGACATGCTCTATATCCTGATTACTGGAAAACGGAGGATTTGCAATAATCTTAGTGTAACTACCTACACTGTCTTTGGTAAAGTCTTCATCAAGCAATATTACGTTGTTAAGGGTATGAAGAAATTCTCTGTTTTCCGGCATCAGCTCATAACATTCAACCATTACAGAAGGACAAGCCCGGTGGATTGCTTTTATAAGGGCGCCACGCCCGGCACTCGGCTCCAGTACCGTATCATCTTCATGTATCCCTCCGGCAAGCATAACCAGCCAGTCAGCAACATCGGCCGGAGTTTCAAAAAACTGGTAATCCTGCTGTAGGTTGCACCGTTTACCCTCTTTCAGCATGGAAAACACACGCTCCGGATTAAACGGGAATGTGAAACCCTGTATCTTCCCACCTTGCCATGAGCCGCCAGCTTCTTCTATCCACTTCTTTGCTTCGGCATAAGATTTTTTATTGAATTGAACTTGAGGAAGTTTGAGGATATTGTTCTCAAGAGTACAATGTTTCAGTATTTCTTCTACATTCCATTTTTTACCTTCGTCAGCCTGTTTCTTCTTTTCCCCAACCGGGGCGTCAGGTGCTAACAGTGAGGAAATTTTTTGAACAACCGTATTGCTCGCATTCACGAAGGTATTGACACAGGATAGCGCTTCGATCAAGAAATCGGTGTCAACATGCCCGGTATCGTCATAGATGTCTATCCCTTCGGTCATGGATGACAGTTCATTGAGCTGCGCAACACTACCATGTAACGTTTCGATTAAAATCTTTTTTTTGTTCGTCATAACTTTTCTGCAAATAAATTCTTGTTGTGTCTACACTCCCATGACCTAAAAGGTCAGCCAGTTGAATAACATCTTTGTTTTTTTTCAGGAACATTTTAGCGAAAAAATGACGAAAGGCGTGGGCGTGCATCTTCCTTGAATCAATACCGCAATGTTTTCCCCATGCTTTCAAGTGCTGGGAAAAGCCCCGCTGTGTGATCGGACCGAATCTCCCTACTGCGAAAATCCCGGTCTTACCATGTTCCTTAGCATAAGCCTTCGCTTCTTGCTGCAATTGCTTTTGAAAGAAAAAACGTCTGTACTTGTTACCTTTACCTTTCAATGTAACCTCACCACTAATTATATCCTCCCATGTAAATCGTTGAAATTCCGACAGACGGGCGCCCGTTGTACCCAAAACCTTAATAAAGAAATAGTAATCCTTATTGTTTTTTGCCTTGAGATATTCCAACAGCCGGTTATATTCCTCCTCGGTCGGCACATTGTTCACATCAAGTTTGCGCTTTATTTTGGGGCGCTTCAGTTCTATAGGCTTCTTCAGCCATTTAGAGAATCTTTCGATTGCTGTAATCCGCAAACGGATGGTAGCGGGAGATAATTTTTCTTCTTCAAGACTTTTTATAAACCTCCTGCAATTATCCATGTTTACCTCATTGGCGTATTCGAAATACTTCTTCATGGATGTGTAATATATATCAACTGTATGAGAAGAGTAATCATTGTTATCAGTCAACCATATTATGAAATCATGGAGTAGTTTCTTATTTTTCTCTGAAATGACGTCAAGCTTTTCCAAAGGTTTCACCGCCTTTTCCCTTTTTCCATATCCGATGTTGAGATAGGATAATAGATCGCATATCGCTGAACACATTAGCGAATGACGCACCATGACATCTGCATTTTCACGCTTGTAATTCAAATAACCACGGCGGTTCACTTCTTTGGTCATCTCTAAAAAATCCGTGACATGCTTGATATATTTCCCGACAGTATCATAAGTCCTTCCTGTCGTGTATATGTAAGAAATATAATCAGTTAATATCTTCTGCCTGTCATTATTCATAATCTTGTTTAATTAAATTATACCAATCATTGCTATCTTCGAAAAAACATCTGTATCCATTAGCCGTATGTTTGCCTCTCACTTTCCGACATATAGCACTGATCAAAGAAGGAGCCACGCCAATCATCTTACCAGCCGTTTGTATCGAAGGGAATACTCCACATAATTTCTCATCCTTTATCAAAACAACGCTCTTTTTATTCATGCCTGCACCAGTCTTATGCCAAGCCCCACGTCCTTTAGACAGATTTTTTATACTTCTGGCCTTGGAACGTTTTGAATGATAAACCATTTTACGACCCTTGTTGCGAGAAACACAACCCTTTAAAAATCGTCCGGTAATAAAGTCTCTCTCAAATCGCTCAGGCGGTATATATAATTCACTCATATCTAATCAGTTTTAAATATTAATCTTTTTCGATGAAAGTGTTAGTCGTGTTTATCACACCAGCAGAATCAACGCTCTTACCATCCCGGATAAACACTTTTTCTCGCATTAACTCTTCATAGTCATATCGTGACATTCCGATTACACACACACGACCATCAACATACAATTTACATTTCATTAATTCAGTTTCTTCTATCGGACCGATAACATCTATTTGAATTGTTCTTTTATTCATAATTCATTCCTTTCTATATCGTTTATAGTCATATCCAGCTATTTCCGTTGAAAATCAAAAATGGCTTTCTGTAGCTCTTCACTATCTTTGGGTATATGTGTTTCATCAATATGACAATAGCAATATTTGCTGCCGTAACTGCACACGTTGAATGTATTGTTCAGAATCTCGCCATATTCCCACCGTGCATTCGGATTCGGTATCCTACCTTCTTGGAGCCACTGCCATTCTGTTTTCATGTTCTCTCGATAAGCCATGTTTTTTTTTCGCTTCTCGTCCCTTTTATCTGATGCTTTTTTGTGCTCTTTTCGTTTAGCTCTAAGCATGTCCTTTGCAGTTTCAGAGTCTTTGTGAACTTCGTTGTCTTTGTAGTATGTTGCTTTCTGCCCGTGAAAACAATTAGTCCAACGTTCTTCACCTACCGCATCAGCGTTAGGTACATAACCCTCTTTTGCCCATTGTAATGCCGTTAATGCTTCCATAGGTCTTATTGTATTAAATCCAATTTATAGCTTCAACTTTCTTAATACATCTACCATCAGGGGGAGTTATTGTGAATCCTCCATATCCTTTGACTGATTCCTGCCGGTATGCCTCCGCAGAAGATGGAGGCAGCGCTTGACAAGACGCAGCCGCCGGGTCTCCACGCAGGGAAGCACCTCCAGGGTCACCACCACCGGCGCGTCCTGCCAGGTGATTCGCGGAAACATCTCTCCGAACTGTCCTTTGGGGATGTAAAGGGCTTCCTCGCCGGTCCACATCCCCGTGTCCCTTTCGGGAGGACAGGTGAAAAGATGTCCCGTACCGTTATAGTCCACGGCAAACCAGTATGTGTTCCTCATCCTTTCTCTCCGTCCTTGTCTTTCCCGGGAAAGGAAACTATGCCTTTTCCCAGCAGGTTCCTCACTTTTGCAATGGAGATGATGCATACAAGATTGTCCGGCTTTCCTTTCACATGGATGTACCATCTTCCGGAATCGTTTCCCGCATCGAAATGCAGGGGTTGGGTACGCGGATACCTGGCATCCAGTTCTTCTATCCGGCAATGAATCTCCTCTTTCAGATCATCCAGTGCGTTCCGGTCCTTGAGCAGGCAGTCCTTGAACTTCAGGATATGGCTCTGGAGCTCGCTGCCTTTCCTATTGACCGACGCATAAGTCTGTATATAATGTATAAAGTACATACTATTATGATTTTAACGGTTTATTCTATTTCCTCGCCCCATAAATCCAGATCACTGGGGGCGGTCCTGATCTGATACGCAAGCCACAGCATGCCCAGTGCATACAGGGCCGCAAATGATATCCACAATACTGTCATATACCACCTCCTTTTATCTGCCGGTTCAGACTGATGTTCCTGCCGTCACCCATGCCTGAGTAATACGCGGAGCGGTCGGTTCCGGTCTTTCTCGGATGTGCCTTTGAAGTGCCGGCTCCTATTTTTTCCAGGTACTTGTCAATAAGCGCGTCATGGCAGCATGTTAGGGCGGTTTCCCGTGCTTCACCTTCGGAAGTGGTAGACTCCTTCAGACGCATCAGCTTGCGGATACGTTCCATGATTTTATCCGGTATGTCATTGTTCTGTTTCATGCCTGATCGTTTAATCCTCATCAAAATCATCCTTCTGTAAATCGTAGCCGGTCAGTACGGCTTCTTTCAACAACGTTTTCAGGTCATCTGACAGGCCGGATGACAGCAGTCTTCCGGCAATCTCTTCCGCACGTTCCTCAAGGCTTTTCTTTTCCTCCGTGCAGAAAGTGACCGTACCGAACCGGGTGGCGTATTTCCTGCCTTCTATAGTTATGTCTTGGGAGAAGTTCACGCGGGCGGCATTGCACCTGACAGATTCCCTGGCCAGACGCTTTCCGAACCATCCGGCAAAGGCCATGAGGTCCGTATGGGAACCGGCGGCCCTGTCCATGCAACGCTCAAGGTTCTGGCTCATGCCCTCCTCGAACATGACCCTCGCAAACGTTTTCCCGGCATTGCAGCCGTTCCGGACTGCCGCATCCCGGTATATTTCCTCAAATGTTTTCATCGTTCTGTTTTTTTGCTCTTCATATTTCATGCCCCGCTGCCGGACACCCGGTCTTCTGCAGGAATTCGTTAAAATCATTGCACCTGGGGTACAGGCGTTCCGACTCGTTCACCAGTATCACGTCTTCAGGAAGGAAGCTCCGTATCTTTCCCAGTGCCCCGCGTCCCGGAGCGTCGTTGTCGAGAAAGGCGTGCACCTTCTCATACTTTGAAAGGAAATCCTTTGAACGGTCCACAATGGCCGTGGAGTTCAATACGCACACGTCCAGCTTTCCAAGTGCGGGCATCTCCGGATGCTCCCTTGCGTACTGCTTGAAACTGAGAAGGTCAAAAAAGCCCTCGAAAACGGCGCAGGACCTGTTGCCTTCACTGATGCAGGTAATATCCTTGGCGTAGGCGCACCCCTTGAACATGCTGTTCCGCAACTCGAAACCCCGGTGGTCGTTGGCGAATCCGAGCGCGTATTTCTCACGCGGATTCCTCTCGAAACAGTAGTGGACCTCCACACAGTATTTACGGACAATCTCCCCGTCAATGCCACGTGAGGCGGCGTAGTCAAGCAGATGCCTGTTCTGAACGGGAATGACCTTCAGGACGGTCATCGGGGCGGCTGCCGGAAGCCTTCCTGACACCGTTTCCGGTTTCCGTATCGAAGGCATGGAAAGCTGCGGGGAGGTCCTCATCCTTCCGAGTTCCTTCATGGCCTGCGGAAAGGAGCAGTTTTCCACACGCATGACCAGATCCACCGCCCTGCCATACGTACCGTCCCCAAAATCATACCAGCGGTTCTCCTCCCTGAAAACCTTGAAGCTCGGGGAAGTATCGGAACGGAAGGGGGAACGGTACATGTCATAGCCGCCGTACCGTCTGGACGGCTCGTAACCGTAATGGGAGAGGATGTCTCCCAACGGGATTGAATTGGCTTCCTGTGATGTCATGGTTATGTCGCTTTAATGGTATTTTCCGTTTGATTCCTGCCGGTCCTCACGGATGGGCAGGATGAGTTCTTTAAATTTATAAATTTATTCCCGCCATCCTCGCGGACAGCTTTTCAGGGTAATTCCATCATATTGTCAACACGGCGTTTCCGGCTCCTATGCGGAAACTGCCTGCCTCATACGGCTCAGGATAAACCTGGTGGGGCTCTTGATCCTCTTGTTCCCCCAGGTCTCCTTCAGGGCGGTGTCCAGCACCATGGGCGCCACGGAGGCGAGCTGCAGGATCTCCTGCTGGTCCCTCACCGCGACCCCCAGAAGCTCGAGCGTCTTGCGGCGGTTGCGCATGGTTTCCTCCTGCCTCCTCTGCCGGTCGGCCTCTCCGTACTCGGCGTTGTATTTGGCGATATAGTTTTCAACGAGAGGATACAGGTAGTTCCCCTTGGTCAGGTGGAAATCACTCTGCAGGATATCCTCGATCGCCTTTCCGACCGGGAATTCGGGATAACAGGCCGAAAGCCGGTATATCCAGCCGGTATAATACTCGTCCACTCCCAGATACTTGAGCTTTCCCGAAAGAGAATCCCTGTCCTCATCCTTCTCCCCTTCACCGGAGGCTTGTGCCGGAGGGGTTGGGGAGGATATTTTATTTTCTTTTATTTTATACGGTTTATTTTCGCGAGTTTTGTCCGCTTCTTCGCGAAGTTCCTTTTCAGCGGCGAACAATGTGCGTATGCGAGTCACAGCCTGCCGGATTTCCTTCCCATCCTCCGGAAGGGAGGCCGGAGATCCGCATTCATGTGCCGGGGTGTCCTGCTGTTCACAAGTGGCATGCGGTATGGTGGCGGACTCCGGTGACGGTTCCGTTTCCAGCAGAAGGATGCTTTCCGGAATGCCGGGCTTGCGGTGGATGGCCTTGCAGATGCCTACATACAGTTCCTGTATCTCCTCACTGGTCAGAATCTGTTTGTCCTGCCACAGTTCTTTGTTGAAAAGGCCCAGTTCGGCGCAGTAGTCGATGATGTCCGAAACCTTTTTCTCATCCATACGGGAATAGTCCGAGATGTCGAACAGACCGTCGGCATCCATAACCATATAGCATCCCTCGACACGGTAGATCTCGTTTACAATGAAATGGAACACACCCCAGCCTTCCATTCCAAATTTATTTTTTAGTCTCTTTACTTTCGGATCATAGAAATGATCGGTTTCGAACCTGAAATAGGTGAAACCCTTTTTAGCTGTTTTTGGCATAAGCTTTATATTTAAAGTGGATAATACATCAGCTGGCCGAAAGCTCGAACTCCTTGGGAATGTCGGGATATCGGGAGAGCAGACCGCAGGATCTGACATGATCCATATAGTTCCGCTGTATGTCAGCGGAAGTCAGGATGCGGTGTTTTTCGTATAGCTCACCGTTGAAAAGTCCGACTTGTATGCAGCCGTTGACAATTCTTGTAACATCTTCCAAAGAGGCATTCCAGTAAGAGGCCACCGCCTGCGCCGTTTCCTCGCACCACAGCAGGAGGTAGCTCCC